CTACTGCATTGTAATATGGTAAATGTGTAAAGCCCTCTTTGGCTAATTTTTTTCTAAACTCTCCTATAAATTTACGAAAGTCACTAAAAGGAAAATTGGGCTTGTCCCCAACTAAATGACCCATATCAAATGCTTTGGGAGAATAAGCATCACCGAAACGATCTTTATTATACTCTATAAGCAGATGCATATTAATGCCTTCTTCATCCCAAACATCTACATCTTTTACCCTAGAGCCTGCTTTTCCTTTAGGCGTGTAAGGTTTACTTAAATCTGCTTTCAAAGGATAGGTGCCACCAAAGGTGGTTCTTGGTATAGGAATACCAGCTTCATCATATCCTAAATTACCTGTAGCAAAACGGTCTTGTCCAGGTCTTAGAGCTTTAAACCTATCTCTAGCAGCTTTAGGACTCCCAACATGTGTACCAAGAGCATCCAAAGCACTAGGAGCTTTGTCTGGATCAAAGACTGTAAACCCCGTTTCTACATTAGGAGAGTAATGAAAAACATCTTGTGGAGTATCAGATTTTGAAACAAATTTAGAAGTGGCCATACCTAGTGCACCTTTTGGGACTGCCTTTGGAAGTAATTGAGATCCTAATAAGGTGCCTCCAGTTACATTCATAGACGTATCAAAAGCTAGTTGCTGTATTTCCTGCGGGCTGAGTTCACCGCGCATAAGAGCACCAAACTTCATAATACCACTGTAAGCATCCTTCAATGCTGGAGGTATACCCATTTGGATATCACTCAGACCTACCTCACCAAAAGGCGTGGTCTTAGGAACAGTCATAGGTAGAAAATATCCTATACCAGCTAAAGGTCTTCTATCTTGCCCTGTAGGTGGTAAAGCATCACTAGGTTGAAAATCTTCTCTAGCCATCTCTTCCAAGAACCTGTGCTAGCTGGGCCATGAGGCGTGGGTCGTTGGTCTTGGACTTTCCTGCTTTTTTCATTATACGACTCATAACTAACATCTCTCTGTCAGCAGGGATCTCCTGTATCTCAATAGTTGTTTTCTTCATCAAACCTTCTATTCCTGGGGACCCACCGTATTTCAAAGGGATAGCTTTTGGCTTTACATAATTAATATCTAATAAATCAATACCGCCTAGAGCAGGCTCTGCAAAACCCTCAAACTCTAACATCTTTTTACTAATAGCATCTAATGGTTCTATAAATTTTTCAGGCGCTCTAGTTGTGTCCTGATCCAAAGGATCTAATGCATTCGGATCATTCATAAGTCTTTCTATAATATCATCAGGGTCTTCAGTTAAATTATCAAGATCTTGTTCTAAAAAAAATTGATCACCAAGATCAGTATCGCTATCAAAAATTGGAATGTCTTCTTTGTTTGCGTTGCGTACTACACTGTCAGCCATCGTCACCTCAATAATATGCTCTCACTTGAGCAGACCCATCGCTCTCTTCCCAATCATCTGAAGGTAACTGTACAAAATTACCTTGACGATATCGCATTAAAGCCTGTGTCATGCTATCTACAAGGTCATCATACTCTCCATTTGGAAAAGCTGCAACCTCTTCTATCATCTCCTCTGCAAAAGTCTCATCGGGGGCCCAAACCATCCCAGCTTCAAACAAAGGTGATACAGAATGTACTCTGGATACCTTATCATTACCTTTACTCGGTGTAAAGTTAACAACAGGTATGCCCATGTTCCGTAGTTCGTGGGTCAAAGGCAGCCCCGTTGCCTTGGCTTCTATAATAACTGTTTCGGGGTCCCAATAATTATACTGCTCTAACGCAACATTCTTTAATTCTGGAAAGTCCCACCTGTCTTTTATACTATCTAACAGTATCAAAGCGGGCTGGCCCCCTATTTCTTCTGGATAAAACACGCCCCATGTGGTTATTGCACTGTAATCTGACGTTTCACGCTTTGAAAAAGCCGTATCGTAGCTCTGAATGACGTATTGTAGGTTAGGAACATTCTTTTTTTCCCATTTTCGCCACCATTCTCGCTTAATTATTGCATTTTCTTCGCCTGTAGGCTGTTGTTGGTACTGTGCATTCCATTTACTGGGTGGTATTGACGCTTTTACTGCTGTTAAATCGTCCAAACTCCAATATTCTGGCCAGCAGGGCTGCCCATTTTCAAAAATAGCAGGCAGTTCTACTATTTCCCACTGGTCTGCAATAGGATCTTTAGCCATAGAACGTAGTAACTGACCTGTTAAATCCTTTTCTGACCACCTAGTCTGAACTAAAACGATACTTCCACCAGGCTGTAGTCTCTGTCGGGGGCCCCCAGTGTACCAATCCCATGC